CTGAAACCCCAACCGAGGCATAAGCATGTCGTATTCGGAAAGCTTCCCTACCCAGCGACCAATATTCACCCTAGACGCTGCAAATGCTGGTAGGCTGGATTCTCGCATCAGCTACAGTCGCAGCACCACTGGGACGTATTTCGGCACGGACAAACACCTCTCCAGCGAAAACCTGTTTCTTCAGTCAAGCGACTTTGACACGACTTGGTATAATCAGGGGCTTTCAGCAAAAACTGGTGGCCAGACTGACCCCTCTGGAGGCACTGATGGTTTCACGCTGGTTGAAGATGGGGCTGCGGCTTTCCATCGGCTTTCTCAGTCACCTACCGCCACTGGCGAACTGGCTTTGACGGTATACGCAAAACGCAACTCAGGGACACGCTACCTGAACCTGACATTCGGGTCGTCTGGTGGCGGTTCGCTTGGCGGCGCTTTGGCCACATTTGATTTAGCTGGAGGGGCGACTCACACTGATAACGGTTCCAACAGCACTCTGACAAATCTGTCAGCCACGCAAACCGCATCGGGTAACGGGTATTACAAATGCGTTTTCAAAGCCACTGCATCGGCTTCCATTACCACGGCTCAAATATCGTTGAGCAACACGGCAACGCCAGCGGCAAACAACTATGGTTTGGTTTATTACACGGGCGATGGCACTAGCTCAATCGACCTAGCATTTGCATCGCTGACTTCCACTGGCGCTACGGACTATCAAGCCACGACAACCCAAATTCACCGTGAGTATGCGCCCACGTTACAAACAGCCGCAATCAATGCGCCGAGGTTTGAGCATTCAGCGTCTGACTCAGCGTCTATGGGTTTGTTGGTTGAAAGCCAATTCGAGCAGCACATGCTTCGAAGCGAGTAGCTTGATAATGCGAGTTGGACTGTAAGTAACGGCACGGTTCAAGCTAATGCTGGCGTTGCTCCTGATGGTACGTTGTCCGCCGACCTATTGGTCGAAGCTGCTGAAACTAGCCCAACAACAAACACCCACAACGTCCGTCAACAGCCTCTGGCATCTGTTTCCGCAAGCACAAGCTACACCTCAACGATTTTCGCTAAAGCTGCCGGACGCAGCCACGCGATGATTTATACCAATATCGGAGGAGCTAACACCTACGGAATTTTTAGCCTGTCTGACGGGTCCGTGACAACTACTTCAGGTGGAGGCTCGTTTTCAAGCACTAGTTGCGGCAACGGTTGGTATCGTCTGCAAATGACGTTTACCACCTCAAACACAAACAACGGCCCGGTGTATTTCTACACATGCGAGGACGGTAGCACGTTTACTTACACCGGCAATGGCTACGGGTCAGTCTTACTCTGGGGCGCGAACCTGACTCAAAGCAGTCACGCATACAGCTACCTCAAAGCCGAGGGGTCAGCGACCACGAAAGCAGCTGATTCTGCCTCTGTGACCATGGCCGCAATCGGCCAAAACCAGATAGGCAACGCAGTCAGTGCGGTGGCTGAGTTTGATACCAACGCCAACGATGCACAATATCGCAGAGTGATGGTCCTCAAGTCTGGTGACACTGGACTTCGCATTGACCCTCAAGTCTACTCTGGCACAGGCTACGTCTGGGTGGCTAATACCAGCGGCGGCACAACCGAGTTGACCAGCAAATCTGGGGCTGGAACTGGGTTCCACAAAGTAGCTATCGGACTCGACGGAACAACTGCCAACGCATCGTTCGACGGAGCCACCGCCGCAACAATGAGCAATGCCGACACTGCAAGTGTTCAGTTTGATAAGCTTCAAATTGGCAGCTACTCAGCGTCACAACTCCACCTAGATGGCCACATCCGAAATGTCTCGCTCTACAATGTAGGGCTTTCGGCAGCTAATGTCTCAGCCCTCACGAAGTAACAACAGACCACCAATCACAAGATATGCATTACCAAGACTTAATGTTGAAGTTCGCCAGTGAAGAAGAGGCGAAGCAAAACCTCTACGATAAAGTCGCGATAGCTTGGGAGCCAAACGACGACCCCGAGGCCGAGCGCGTGGCCACCGATTGGGAATACCGGCCCAAATTCCGAAACATCGACACGCTCGGTGTGATCTACACCGGGGGCTCTTGGGATGCCGAGGGCAATGAGGTGGAAGCCCCGGTGGCTCAACCCGGTTGGCATGTGAACGTGAGGTGTTTAGAGGGTGAGACCTCAGAACACTTAGATGCCTTCCTTGTAGACCCAACCCCAGCGACCCCTAGAAGGGTCTGGGCCTGATGGCTAAGTCACCTAAAGCATCGATGAAGTGTGGCCAGGTTAAGGCCAGCTCTCGACCAGGCAAAAAGATAATGAAGTTATACTGCCTTCCTGGGGGAGAGAAGAAACTGGTTCATGCTGGGGCCAAAGGCTATGGCAACAACTATTCCAAGGCAGCTCGTTCATCGTTTAAAGCACGTCACAAGTGCAGTTCAGCCAAGCCTGGAACTGCTCGACACTTAGCCTGCACTGAACTCTGGAAGTCTGGTGGCAGGAAGACTAGCAACCCTAAAGGAAGACAAGGGAAATACTAATGGGCAAGGGAACTAAAAAAGGGGGAAAGAAGGGTGGCAAACGAGGCTACTGATGCAATCAGGTTTCTGTGCATTGGGGCAATCGGTTGGACAGTGTCCTGGACAGAAGGAATGGAAGGCTGGGCCAGGCTTGGCATAGCCCTAGCCACTGCTGGCTACATGCTTGGTAAGTGTGTGGTCGTCTGGACCAAAATTATCAAAGGCGAAAAGCACGATGAAAAAAGCGATTGAAATGGCAGCCCTCCTATCGGCTGCCTGGTTCTTGTCTGGATGCCAGATGCCAGAGGCTATTGGCAACGCACTCTACGACCCTGTCACCACCACTAACATCATCACCAGCCCTGAAGGGGCCCAGATGGAAGTGGTCAGCACAAACGGTTGGACAATTCGACCAGTGGTATCAAGCAGCATTCAGGTTGCTGGAGACGTTGCCCCATTCCCCTGGTCTGGAGCTGTGGCCACAGCAGCACTGGGCCTACTCACAGCAGGCGCTCACTGGCGCTCACGTAAGTGGAAGGAAGCTGCCAAGTCAGGCATTCTGACTGCCCAGAAGTTCAAGGCAGAACTAGCCAAGCTAGACCCCAACAAAGCTCAGGCTATTAAGACGGAGGCCAAGACCCAACAAAAACTGGCCAACACTGAGCGACTGGTTCAAGCGATTCTCAACGAGCTGAACCGATGACAATTTATGGCAAAACGGTGTGTGATACGTGGAGTAGTCGATGGCTACTCAAGCTACAGCCTGCACTGCTTTAGAGTAGTCGAAGGCATGACCAACCTGGGAAGAGACGTTGCACTCTTCCCGATAACGGTAGAACGAGGCAAGGGCCCGATACCCAAAGTTGTCTACGAAAGCCTGGTGAACAAACACCAGCAGGAGGACTGGGAGATGATCATTCATTGTCCGTCCTTCAAGCCAACAGGGAACAAAAGGCTTGTCTATAACACTATGTGGGAAACCTCCAGGCTGCACAAAGAGGGAGTCATTAACCTCAACCAAGCAGACCTGATTGTGGCACCTAGTAACTGGAACATTGGTCACTGGAACGCCCAGGGCGTTAAGAAGCCAATGACCAAAGTCCCCCTTGGTATTGACACCAGTGTGTTCCACTACAGGCCGCCTATACAGAAGGAGGTCTTTGTTTTTGGAACAGCAGGGAGAACGTCTGCTGGAGGTTGCAGAAAGGGCTTTAAAGACGTCCTGGAGGCCTGGAAGAAGGCTTTCCCTAAACGAATCAAGGACGTCAGGTTGCTCGTTAAAATGCACCCTGATGACCCAGACATCGACATCGATGACGACCGAGTCTTGGTGAAGAAAGAGTTCTGGACCAGGGCCCAGTTGGCTTCTTGGTATGAGGGGCTAGACTGCCTGGTCAGCGCCTCCTATGGTGAGGGCTGGGGGCTGCATCAGCAGGAAGCAGCAGCAACTGGCAGGAGCGTGATCTGCGTTCCCTTTGGGGGCATCTCAGAGTGGTTCAACGATGAGATAGGTTACCCGGTTGACTACGTCATGACCCCTGCTGGTGACCACTACGACAACGGTGGGCTCTGGGCTAAACCCAAGCAAGAGTCACTGGTTGATCGGATGAGAGAAGTATTTCAAACGAGGAGGTGTGAGAAAGCGTTGCGAGCTAGTGAGAGGGCCATGTCCTTCTCCTGGGACAACAGCAACAAACTGCTGGACCAAGTTCTGGTCAAGGCAGGGTTCTATCAATGAGGCAACACCGAAACTATTCAATCAATGACGACGTCCCGCTGACAGACGGGGACAATGGTTTCATAGGTGTAGACATGAGGACTAGTCCTCACCTCCTTCCTCCTGGCTACGTATCAGATGCCAGGAACGCACGTTTCCGATTCGGCCTAGCAGAGCCCAGAAAGGGCACCATGCCAGTTGGCTGGACAAACATTAAGTCTAGCTGGGAATGGCCTATCAACTGGAACGAGGGTGACATCAACTTTGACGGTGTCCTCCGAGGTAACTTTGGAGACGTCTACGGTGTAGGTGTGTGGAATGACCCTAACGGTGTTGACTGGGTCCTGGTTGCTTCATCTATTGACGGAACTAACATAGTTCTCTACCGGCTTCGTCCTGGCAACACTGCGGTGCCAGTCCGGTGTTCTGTCTCTCTGACAGTCCCAACAACACTCTACCAAGACGCTAACACGGAGGACGTTTACTGGTTCACCCAGGCCTTCGATAAGTGCATTCTCTCCAGGGGGCACGACGATACCCACCTGGTCCTATCTAATTTTGAAGAAGGCTTTATCGAGGCACCGGAGGCATCGGGGGCTGGTGGAACTGAGAACATACCAAA